ACCGACCCTAACACCATCATAAAATATATATTGTACTTTACTTAGTTGTCCTTTTGCTATCCATTTTGGTATCGTTGAATTTGAACCGAAATATCTAGCTTGCCATCCAACAAGCTTTTCCCCCTCCCAAAAAGGGAAAATTAACAAATCTGTTGCTCTCCCTTTTTGATATAATACACAACCAAATTTACTATATAAAATATTATTTTTTAACAAATCAGTTTTATCTAATTGATATTTAGATACCCAATTTAAAACAGTATTAGGATATTCTAAATCACACTCAGGTAATATAACTTTTGGTAATATAATATTACCTGGTGTATTTAATTTTTTTATTATATTATAACTACTACTATATCCACATTTAAAACAATATAATCCATCAGGATAGTGTGCTAAATTGTCCCCAGTTCTATCATGGCCTATTGATCTACAACGTGGGCAAGCTGACTGCATAATCTTTAGTTTTTAAAGATTAAGGGGGCAAGTATTACAAAACTTTTATCTGATAGAATTACCTTTGCCGGATTTTCCCCATTATATAATATATGGTAATATTTTTTATTTTTATAAGATTTATAAAGTTTGTCAATTATTGACAAATACTTTATATCAAAAGTAGCACCAATATTATTAAATGACTCTGGTATCACTTTTTGATAATTAAGATTATTCTGAGTATAATCATACAGAATAGTAATACCATTTTCATAAATAAATTGTATTTTATTATTATCTTTTAATAATTTAAAGTCTACTAAATTAAAATTAGAAATTAAATCTTTAATCTCTATTTTAATTTGTTGATCTATTTCAAATAGGTGTTTAAATACAAACATAATATTGCCATCAGTACACACTATATTCTCTTTATCTAGTATAAATTTAATTTCTTTTTTTGCTAGGTAATTAATTGTATTTAATTCTGCTTTTGTTAGTATTATCATTTAATTTTGTCCTGTAAAAATTTGTTGATTCCCATACACCCTAGCATATCCAGACACTAAAGCATTTTCAGACACCCTAGCATTTCCAGACACCCTAGCATTTTCAAACACTAAAGCATTCCCATACACCCTAGCATATCCATATACTTTAGCATCTCCAGACACTTTAACATCCTCATACACCCTAGCATCCCCAAATACTCTAGCATTATCATACACTTCAGCATTTCCAGACACTTCAGCATTTCCAGACACTTTAGCATCTCCATACACTTTAGCATCTCCATACACCTTAGCATTATCATACACCCTAGCATTTCCATACACCTTAGCATTATCATACACCCTAGCATATCCAGACACTAAAGCATTTCCATACACCCTAGCATTTCCAGACACCCAAGCATTTCCATACACCCTAGCATATCCAGACACTAAAGCATTTCCATACACCCAAGCATATCCAGACACTAAAGCATTTTCAGACACCCTAGCATATCCAGACACTTCAGCATTTCCAGACACTTCAGCATATCCAGACACTAAAGCATTTTCAGACACCCAAGCATTTCCAGACACTAAAGCATTTTCAGACACCCAAGCATATCCAGACACTAAAGCATTTTCAGACACTTCAGCATATCCAGACACTAAAGCATTTTCAGACACCCTAGCATATCCAGACACTAAAGCATTTTCAGACACCCTAGCATATCCAGACACTAAAGCATTTTCAGACACCCAAGCATATCCAGACACTAAAGCATTTTCAGACACCCTAGCATATCCAGACACTAAAGCATTTTCAGACACCCAAGCATCTTCAGGTTGAGCTAGGTTATCCTCTATTGCTATCCAACCTCCCAAATCCCCAACTTTAATACCCATACTTGGTATGTCTCTTGTAGCTTGTATTTGGTACAGAATAACACCTTGGTGTGTGATAGTGTTAGTTGTGAGTTTGTATTTCATCTTAGTTTTTCTTGAATTAAATTTAATTTCAATCCAGTATTACACATCTTTATATAATGTTCTGTAGTATAATACTCTCGAATTTTTTGCTTTAATACCCGCGCTTTTTTAATTAAATATCTAGCACTATCACGTATTTTTGTTTTATCCTTATTCATAATTTTTCTCCTGTATTCCCATACACTAAATAGTTAGGAACATAATTTAATTTTCAAAGTAAATGGGATGTTATCTTTTAATAACAATGATATATATTCTGATAAAGTAATAATATCTTTGATATTAATTTTAATTATTTTATTGTCCATATTATATATTAATATATTTTTATACATATTAATTCATCTTCTCAAAAATATATACATTATTCTTTAGATTATCTTTAAAGATTTTATTTTCTATTCCCAAAAAACGCAATAAATACTTCTTAGTCGTAACACTATAATTATAGTAATCGGGATCAAGATAAATAGATCCGTTTTCTTTTCTTGCGATAATACTATCATAACTCTGGTAGTAAATTATATTATTAATTGAGATAATAAATTGATTTAGCACTGGTTTACCAGATCTACCTTCCATACTACATACTTGAATATTTTTAGACATTATTCTTTCCTTATATTAAATTTTACAGATACACCTTAGCATTTTCATACACCCAAGCATTTCCAAACACCTTAGCATTTTCAAACACCTTAGCATTCCCAAACACCAAAGCATTTCCAAACATCTGAGCATTCCCATCTTGGGAGATGGTTTCCTTCTATCTCAATAAGAGATAGAATTCTATACAGAGTAGTTTCTCCGTGTAGCTTGATCTCTTCAGTGAGTTTATATTTCATAAAAATTCTCCTTTATAAAATTAAGTTCTGCACAAGTGTGAAGTTTTGGATCACATTTACTAAGTATTGTTGAACATTTTATACCATAATGACTTATTTGTCTAGCTTTTTTTATCGAATATTCGTGCATATTTTCATCAAGAAATATGATATACTCTTTAAATTGCAACTTAAGCAATTGCAAAGGTTTAAAATTTACACCAAATAGGGGCATAACATACACTCCCAACTTCGATAATTTAATAGCTGATATGATATCTTCCACCAAAAAAAGCGCACTTGCTTTGTTGTAAGCATGACCGACCTTCCCATTAAAATATATTATATTTTTTTCTTTAATGTTCCCTTTTGTTAACCATTTGATTTTTTCATCTTTTTTAATGCTACGGGCCTGGTATCCAATTAATTCGCTACCCATCCAAAAGGGAAATATAAGTCTACCCATGCCATCACTCCAAAGCACACCATTAAATAGCAAATCATTTTTTGACAAATCAAAGGATGCTATCCAATCGATGATTTTAGCTGGATAAACTGTATTGCAATCGTCGGGCAGTGTAATCTTGGGGATAGATTGTGCTTCGGTTTTAGCAACAAAACTATTCTTGCATTGATAATAGCCACAACGAAAGCAATATTTTGATCCATCGGGATAAATTGCAAGATTATCACCTGCCCGGTCGTTGCCGTTTTTGTGGCAAGCCGGGCATCGTGTGAAGAGTATTCGTGCCAAAATTACTCTTTATCTTTTAATAAATTACACAGATCTATTGTTACACTGCTAATATCCCATGCCGAAACCGGCAGCGAATAACACCAATTTCCTCTATCTTTAAAAAATTGGACATTACCTAATATACCCGGATGATCTTCGGTAGGATTGTCAAAAGCCAAATCCAATAATAAATAAAAATCAGGATCTTTCATTACGACTCCTTTATTTATAATATAATTTAATTTTTTTGTACTTAGTACAATATTCATAATCAACAATTACTAACTAAATAATCAACATCATAAAAAGTAACAATGCTGTAATCGGGTAACATAATTTCTGCTGTTTGCTCCCAGTCCACTATTATATACCCAGGTAAATTGTAAATAAAATCAAAATCAGATAATAAATCTTTAATATATTCAGTAAAATAGTCAAATCTTATCAGAGTTTCGCCATATTCCCAGTTGGAACAAATCTCACTCGCATCCGCTGCTAATGCTAATAATGCATTTAATTCTGTGTCATACTCAAAAAGATCAGTTTTGCCCGCAGTGATATGTATTTGATACATATCTTGCAATTGCTCAATGCGCGTGATAACGTCGCGGCCATCAATAAGATTATCAAATTTAGTTATGCTCATTTTATTCCCCTCCCTTGATTTTTAAAGAAAATTTGATGTTATCATTCAAAAGCAATGAAATATATTCTGATAATATTACAATATCTTTAGTAACAATTTTTACTACTTTATTATCCATATTATAAATTAATATATTTTTATACATTATTACTCCATTTTATTATATAATATCAATTTCTTCATCGTTAAAGAGTTCATCAAAAAACTCTACTTCTGTTTTACCGTTTAATTTACCAATAAAAATGTAGCTATTTTGATTACAATCATATAAATAAACACTGCCGTACTGATCTACTCTATAGTTATCCATGTTTTTCCTTAATTTTTAAAATTAGCTAATTTGCGTGAACAAGTAACTACAGCTTGATAATGCCCTACACTATATAATGTGTGTAAATATTGCTTTAGTCGTCTAGCTCTCTGTATCATATAGCGAGTAGCGTTGCGTTTACGAGTATTATCCATATTATATCTCACTGTAAAATGTTATGCCGCGATTGCGCAAAATCATTTTTAACATATGCTCAAATTGTGCTTGCTCATCTTTTGATTTTGGCATCTTAAATGTAGATATCGGATAATTATCACCAGCCAGGTATAATGATACATAATCACTATCATCATCTATATTGATTAAATCATAATCAATAATTTCTTTGCATAAAGATATGAAATCATTAGCAAAATAATATTCCTCAGTAACATTAGAATAAGCCATGAATTTAGGCATAATATCCCCACTTCCCCAGCAACCGGCTGAGACATCGGTGATTAGCAATAGCGCTAAACATGTATACAATTATACTATAGATTTTTTAAAAGTCAACTATTATTTATCTCTTAAATAATAGTATTATTTTCATATATATATATAGCGTGTGATCGACTATATTATGATAATATACTATCTATGCTATACGGCATTGCCGTATAATATAACACATTGTATCTACTCAGTTTATATTGTCAGTTAATAGGTGTGATTAAAATCAATGACTTAGCACACTTATCCACAGAGTTATCCACAGGTAACATTATTGTTAAATGGCTATATTTAATATAGCTCATAAAATAGATATAATGAAAAAAGACAATATATTTGTATTATAGAATGTTATTTAAATCGATTTTAAGGGGTCTAGAAGCAACTTTATACTATTAGGGTATATATTGGTATGTCTTAATCAATAATAATTGATTGTAGAGCATCCTAGTTATTATATAAAAAAATAAACAGAGGGGGGATAATATGTTTCTTCTTTAACAGAAGAATATATTATATTAAATAATAATATATTTATGTATAGAAACTACACAAAGTAGTTTCTATTATTATATTACTTAATAATTCATTAGAGAATATTTAATTTAATTAATTATTAATATAATATATAATTTAATATAGAAAACTATTTAAGATAGTTTTCTATTAATATATTTAATTATATTTAATATAGAAATTATCTTTAAGATAATTTCTATTAATAATATATAATATTATTTAATAATTATAATTAATATTAATAATAATATATTAATATATATTTATATATTAAAAATACACTATAAAATATATCTTGTCAAGAATTAATTTAATATATGTTTATAATACCCTGTCATAATAATTATGTATGTGGTTTTTCTGCAACAGGGGTATGGGGGATAGGGGTGTTCTTTATAGGGTTGCATTACAACAAAATATTTTCTACTAAAAATTATCAATATCAAGGGAACTTATTTAATATTTAATAATCAAGGATTATATGGATAAATTTAAAGATGTTCTTGACAGATATAGAACACTATCAATATTTTATGAATATCATAATCCTGAGTATGAATATTATTATTCTATCGGGAACAAAGATATTAATGTAGAAGGTAAGAATATTCCATCCTTGTATAAATTATACATGAGCTATGTTCATGTTCCAGGACAAGAATATGATTTTGCTGTAGAACATTTGGGTGGATGGAAGCATTGGAAGAAGCTCTGTGATAATGCTAATTTACGCAAGATTATAGCAGAATGGCATAATGAAATGGAAGTGAAGATACGTGCAAGTGCTATAAAGAATATGCTTTCTCTTTCTACAGAAAATAATGCTGCTGGTGCCAATGCAGCAAAGTGGCTTGCTGAAAAGGGATATGAACTAAAAAGAGGACGTCCAAGTAAAGCAGAACGAGAAGGCTATCTAAAAAAAGAAGAACAAATAAATTCTGCTATTGATGAAGATTTAGAACGTGTAGGACTAATATTAGTTAAATAATGGAAAAAAATCAGAAAGTTTTCACAGAGAATGTTGTAAACATTCAAAATAGAAATAGGGAAACAGATTTGTCTGTTAGTGCTGTAGCTTCCCAAACAGCAGCACTAGCTGCTGGTATATACCATGTCACTAGCACTGTTGATTGCTATATTAAAGTGTCTACTACAGCTAATGATGTTACAACAAATACAGGATATTTATTGTTAGCCTACAACACTGTTCCTTTTAGAATTCCGGATAGACATAAAATTGGAGCTATCTCTGCTGTAAGTGGAACTATCTATATACATCAGGTGTATTAGTGGCTATTCAAACAAGACAATCTCCTTTTATTATTCCAGAAGCTACGGATACTACCGATGCTGGTATAAATGCAGAAAGAAGGGGGTATATAACTCCAGCAGCTACATTTATAAATAGTACACCCACAGATGCAGGTGGTGGGGAAATATTATTAACTTCAGCAGGAGTACACGGACTAACAGCAGATAATGCTGTTGGAAGTGCTTTATATATTTCTTCAGGTACAAATTGGACTACAGGCTTCTATCCAATAACAGATATTGCTGTTGACACCACTGGAACCACTATTAAAATTAGTGGTACTTTTGTAGGTGGAATGGGGAGTCCTACTATTGCTTTAGCAGGCACAGAAGTAACATTTAGAACTATAGCAATTCCTCCTATAGGCCCAAATGGTTTAATAGAGATTAAACCAAGTTTTAGATATAATAATAGTGCTAATACTAAAAAAGTGGTAGTTAGATTTAATGGAAATGCTATATATCAACCATCAGTTACAACTACTTGGACAGTAACTCCTGCATCTGTAATAGTACAAAATAGAAATGCTACAAACTCACAAGCCACGCATCATAATTTAACAACCTTAAATGGAACTGGTTGTGGCGCAGTGAATGCTCTAGCTGTAGAAACATCAGTGGATACCTCTGTTGCCACCACCATCACTCTAGGAGGACAATCCAACACTGCCAATGATTGGGTACAAATTGAGGCATATTATATCTATGTTTATAAATAATCTTTCTTATGCAGAAGCTCTAGCATTACCAGATCCAAAACATATTTGGATGGCTGGAGATAAAGTATATGTAGACACAAATCCACATATAGAAATACCTGAAAGTATTTCTAATTATCAAGCAAGAATTGCATTTTTAAAAATGGGTATTTTACCTAGTATAGAAAATACTATTGCTGCTGTTGGGGGAGAATTAAAAATTAGATGGGATTTTGCTGCTATTATAAATAGAAATCATCCTGATATAGCTAAAGTACAAGCGTTGTTAGGTTGGACAGACAAACAATGTGATGAATTTTTTATAGAAGCTGCTAAACATTAATGCCTTTTCAGAAAAATAGAAAAAGAGACTACAAACGAGAACTTGCTTGGGAAAAAGCAAATGGAAATACTCGAGTCAAAGATAGAGCATTAAGAAATAGTGCAAGAAAGAAAATGAAACTTAAAGTGGGTGATTCAAGGGAAGTGGATCATAAAACACCATTAGTTGCTGGTGGAACAAATGATAAAAAAAATTTAAGAATAGTTTCAGCTAAAACTAATGCTAGAAAAGAAGCAAATAGAAAAAAAGCGAAGTAGTATTGGGATAATCACTGTTAGTTTAGTAGGTGTTTTAGCTATTTCTCAATATGAAGGATTTCGAGAAGAAGCATATTTAGATATTGTTGGAAAACCGACAATTGGTTATGGAACTACCCAAGATGTTAAACTTGGTAACACTATAACTAAAGAAGAAGCACAGGAAGTAATGCAACGAGAACTTTCTGTTGTTTATGGAAAAGCTTTAACATCCTGTGTTAAAGTGCCCTTATACCAATATGAGTATGACGCCTATATTTCCTTAGCTTATAATATAGGAACTAGCAATTTTTGTAAAAGTACATTAGTAAAAAAACTTAATACTAGGGACTACCCCGCTGCTTGTAAAGAAATATTAAGATGGGATTTTGCTAAAGGTAAGAAAATTAAAGGTTTGACAAAACGTAGAGAACAAGAATTTAAAATGTGTATAGGTGGAAAATGAAACAAAAAATTTTAAATATACTACCCGAAGTTTTTCAAAAAGGCAAAGTAGTAGTAAATCCCGAATCATGGAAAAGGGGGCAAGTAACTACTAATGTATTAGCTTCCTTTTTAGCCACTATGGTTAGTTTCGCATCAATATTTGGATATGACATTCCTGTTACACAGGAACAACTTGTGGAATTATCTAGTTGGTTTTTAGGGGGAGTTGGTGTTTACAATACCATTGTTACTATTGTTTCAACAGATAAGATAGGAATATAAATGAAAACTCAAAAAAAAGAAAAACCTATATCTACAAAACTATCTAAAACTGGACAAGAATTTAATAAAAAATTTAGAGCTACAAGAAAAGAAGGAAAAGCAACTTTATCTTTCAAAGGAAAGTCTTATACTACAAAACTGAAGTAATGCAAGATAAATATGCTGTTATACGAGAAGCAGCAGAGAGTAATGTACTAACTTTTATTAAATTGGTGGCCCCATATATGTATATGGGGGCTATACATGAAGAACTATTAGCATGGGCAACTAGACAAGAAGGACTAGATAATAAACTTATCTTAATGCCTAGGGACCACTTAAAAAGTAAATGTGCAGCTTTTATTGCTGCTTGGTGGATTACTAAAGATCCCACTGAAACAATATTATATGTATCTGCTACTGCTTCCCTTGCTGAGAAGCAACTAGGGCAAATAAAGGGAATATTAGAAAGTAATATTTATAGAAGATATTGGCCAGAGATGGTTAATGCTGAGGAAGGGAAAAGGGCCAGATGGAATACTGAGGAAATTATAGTAGACCATCCTATACGTTGTGCTGAAGGCATAGCAGATCCTTCTATAAAAGCAATAGGTATTACGGGGAGTGTAACTGGTTTTCATGCTAGTAAAGTAGTACTTGATGATTTAGTAACTCCCCAAAACGCTTATACAGAAGATGGTAGAAATAAAGTAGCAAGTTTATATTCACAACTTGCTTCTATTGAAAGTGCTACTGCACAAGAACTTGTTGTTGGTACTAGATATGATCCTAGGGATTTATATAATGATCTTATAGTAATGAAAGAAACCTTTTTTAATAATGAAGGTGAAGAAGAAGAACAAAATGTGTATGAGGTATTTCAAAGGGTAGTTGAAATAGATGGGGAATTTTTATGGCCAAGAAGTCAAAGGAAAGATGGAAAGGCTTTTGGGTTTGATGCTCAAATTCTAGCTAGGAAGAAGGCAAAATATATAGATACTTCTCAATTTTATGCCCAATATTATAATAATCCAAATGATCCGGGTCAACAAGTTATTCAGGATAAATGGTTTCAATACTATGATCCAAAACTATTAAATAATAAAGAAGGCGTTTGGTTTATAAAAGATAGGAAATTAAATATCTTTGCTGCAATTGATTTTGCTTTTTCCCGTAACAAAAAAGCAGATAATACTGCTTTAGTTGTTGTTGGTATTGATGGGGATAATAATTATTATGTTTTAGATATAAAACGATTTAAAACAGATAGAATAAAAGAATATTATGAGCATATATTAACTACCCATAGTAAATGGGGATATAGAAAAATAAGAGCAGAAATCACTGTAGCACAACAAGCAATTGTAACAGAATTAAAAGAGAGTTATATAAAAAAAGATGGACTCTCTTTATCCATAGATGAATATAGACCTTCAAGAAATGAAGGAGATAAACGAGAACGGATAGAAGCAGTGCTTTCTCCAAAGTATGAAAATTTGCAAGTTTGGCATTATAAAGGTGGGAATTGCCAACTTTTAGAAGAAGAACTTAGACTAGCTAAAGCTCCACATGATGATATTAAAGATGCCTTGGCTAATGCTATAGCTATATCAAAACCACCAATGAGACAACAAACAATGCAAATACATAATAATGTTTTATATCATAGCAGATTTGGTGGGCTTAGATAATGGTTGGTTCTGTAGCTATTCTTAATAGAATTAAAGATGTTCTTAATAAAGATTCTGATCAACTTGCATTAGAACTTATTACAATTTATAACAATTATGAATTACAAAGGGAATCTTGGATAGAAGAAAAAAAGGAGCTTAGAAATTATCTATTTGCTACTGATACCACTACTACCAGTAATAATGCGCTTCCTTGGAGAAATAGAACTACTATACCTAAACTTACACAGATTAGGGATAATCTACATGCAAATTATATGGATGCTCTTTTTCCTAATGACGATTGGCTTATATGGGAAGGGGATAATGAAGATTCCGTTAATGTAGAAAAGAGAAGAATACTAGAACAATATTCAAAAAATAAAGCAATACAAAGTGGACTTAGGGAAACAGTTAGTCAGTTATTATATGATTTTATAGATTATGGTAATGCTTTTGCTGAAGTAATTTGGGTTAATGAAACCCATGTAGATCCTTCTTCCAAAGAAGAAACTACAACCTATATGGGCCCTAAAGCTATTAGAATATCTCCAATGGATATTGTTTTTAATCCTACTGCTATATCATTTAATAAAAGTATTAAATTTAGACGCTATCTAAAATCTATAGGTGAGCTTAGAAAAGAATTTAAAACTAGACCAGATCTACAATTTGATTCCAAAGTATTCGAGGATTTATTGGTAAGACGTAGAGAACTCTCATCTTATAAAAAACGAGATATAGATAAAGCTGCTGGATTTTTAGCAGATGGGTTTGGTACTCTCTCTGAATATTATGGTAGTGGTATTGTAGAACTTATAGAATTTGAAGGTGATTGGTATGATAGTACCAATGATATTCTATATGAAAATAGAATTATTACTATTGTAGATAGAACACAAATAATTCGTAATATTGAAAATCCAAATTGGTTAGGTAAAGATAATAAAGTAGCAGTAGGTTGGAGAGATAGACCAGATAATTTATATGCTATGGGGCCATTAGATAATCTAGTGGGGATGCAGTATAGACTAGATCATATTGAAAATTCTAAAGCAGATGCTTGGGATCAAATTATATGCCCACCTAAAAAAATTATTGGCGATGTAGAACCTTTCCAATGGGCACCAAATGTAGATATACATTTACCTGAAGATGGTGATGTTCAGATAATGCCCCCAAATCCAGCAGTGTTCCAAGTTAACTCTGAATTAGCATTCTATATGAACACTATGGAGGAAATGGCAGGAAGTCCCAAACAATCAATGGGAATTAGAACACCTGGGGAAAAAACTGCATTTGAAGTACAAACATTAGAGAATGCTGCCGGACGTATTTTTAATAGTAAAATTTTAAAATTTTCTATTCAAATGTTAGAACCAATTATTAATCTAATGGTAGAAACAGCCAGAAGACATTTAGATACTACTGATATTTTAAGAGTAGTGGATAATGATGTAGGCGTAATTGAATTTATTAATATTACCAAAGAGGATTTAACTGCTAAAGGTAAGCTTAGACCTATAGGGGCTAGACATTATGCTGCTAGGGCGCAATTGATTCAGAATTTATCAGGAGTATTTAATAGTCCTATGGGACAAATTGTACAACCAGATCTATCTAGGAAAGCTTTAACAAATTTACTAGAAGAGGTTATGGGACTTACTAAATTTAAACTATTTCAAACTAATGCTGCTGTATCTGATCAATTGGCTACACAAAGAATGATGAATGAAGGTACGCAAACTCTCCAAGAAGAAATGCAAGTTCCTTTGGAAGAAGGAATGATTTAATGAAAAATCTTATTAAAGATGAAAAAGAATTTGAAAAACTAACTAAAAGAGATCTTTTATACCATATTGAGGATCAAATAAATGAATTGAAAAATATAAGTATAAGGAATACTTTAAGCAGAACTAATTTTGAATTAGCTTCTTGGGCATATCAACAAGCTTATGAAGTTGGTTACCAAAAAGCATTACGACAACTAGAAGAATTTATACATTATGACAGATAATATTTTTGAATCGGCTGACCAGCCTACAACTGAAACAACCACTAATATTTCACAACCACAACCAGAAATTCCACCAGAATTAACTGAGCTTGTTGGTGTTGGTAAGAAATATAGTAATTTAAATGAAGTATATAAAGCTTTTCCACATGCTCAACAGCATATAGCAAATCTTGAAGAAGAAAATAAAAAAATAAAAGAGGAATTGGAAAAACGTAAATCAGCAGAAGAAGTGCTAGCTGATTTACAACAAAATTTTACAACCAACCAACCTGAAACAAAACAGGTGATGCCTGACATATCTAGTTTGGTTCGTAAAGAGCTTGAGAAAGTAGCTACGGAGACACAAAGTAAGCAAAATCAAAATCAAGTTGTTACTGAATTTAACACGAGATTTGGCGAAAAAGCACAAGAGCAATTTAATAAACTTGCAGCAGAACTTAATGTATCTGTTTCAAACTTAAATCAACTTGCTGCTACTTCTCCAAAGGCATTATTTAAACTTGCTGGTTTTGATTTACAAGTACAACAAACTAAATCAGGAAGTATTCAGAGTGATGTAAGAAACATTTCAACCACTTCTCAACAAGAAGAGGATCCATTTAAAGTTTCTTTAAATGGTGGTGCTAAAGAAGATGCTATTGCTATAGCTAAAGCTAGGGAAATGATTAAAAAACAATATAATTTATAATATAGGAAATAAGAATGACACAACTTACAAGTAACACTACTGCATTTATTGATGCACAAGTTTATAGTAAATATATTCTAGCAAACTTAGAACCATATTTACTTCCTGAAATTTTTTGGCGAGATGTTTCTGATTTTCAATCAGGTACAACTCTGAATATTAAATCTGTTGGTGATGTTGTTTTACAAGAAGCAACAGAAGATGTCCCACTTTCTTTTAATCCAATTGACACCGATACTATTACTCTAACCATCTCTGACTATGTTGGCGATGCTTGGGCAGTGTCGGATGATTTACGTGAAGATGGTTCACAAATTGATCAACTTATGGGACTGCGTGCACGTGCTTCTACTCGTGCCTTAGCACAACATCATGAATCTCGTTTTCTAGCTAAAGCAGCTACTATCCAAACTAATGCTAATGTTAACTTGGTTAATAGTGCCCCCCACCGATGGGTAGCTGGTGGTGCAGGTGCTACCAATCGTGTAATGACCATTGAAGATTTGATTGTTATGAATTATTCTTTCAATGAAGCAGACGTTCCACAAGAAGGACGTGTACTATTTGTACCCCCTATTGTAGCCGCTACTTTGGATATTACTACAAATTTAGTGAATGTTTCTAATAATCCTATGTTTGAGGGTATTATTACTACAGGCTTTACGCGTAATCATAAATTTGTACGAAACATTGCTGGTTGGGATATTTGGACTTCTACACGTCTACCTAGAAAAACTGCAACTGAAGCACTAGATGCTTCTAGTTATGGCTTGGCTAATGATACGGCTGAAGTTGGGGATATTGCCTCTATCTTTATGTGTGTAGCAGATGATAATTGTAAACCAGTTATGCACGCATGGCGTAAAATGCCTAGTGTTGAGGGTTGGCGAGATCATGATTTGCGTATGGATAAATTCCAAACTTTAAGTCGTTTTGGTTTTGGTGGTCAACGTTCTGATACACTAGGTGTTATTTGGACTTCACCTACAGCACGTAGTTAATTTTAAAGGGAATATAAAATGAGTTTAGAAAATCAGGTAGTACGTGGTGTATCCAAATATTTTGGAGTAAGAACCACAGATCAAAAATATGGTGGCAGGATTGATGATGACTATATTAAAACGGCAATTTGGACTTTTAGTTATAGTGACCTCCCTACCTCAGATGCTAATAATTTAAACACATTATCTTTACCAGCGGGTAGTGTACCAATTGAAGCTTATTTTCAAGTGCTTACTGCTTTTGCTGGTGGTACCAGTTATGATATTGACTTCGTGGATAGTGCTGGTAGTGCTATTGGTTCTGGTTCTGATAAGTTATGGGATGCAATTACTACGGCAGAAATTGATGCTACTGTCACTGTTTTGCCTTCTTCTACCCATGCCGGAACTAATTCTGGTAATGCTTTATTTGTTCCATTAGCTTCTGCTGGGCAACTAAAAGTAGCTGCTACAGGTACATTCACTGCTGGTGTAGGTGTAGTAGTAGTTAAATATCTATCACCAGGTGGTTTGCCTGCATAATAACCAAAAGGGGAGAAATCCCCTTTTTAATTAAAAGGAAAAATTATGGCTATTTTACCAAGAGAAAGACAACAAAATTTTAGCAAGCAAGAAGTACTTTGTCAGGCAGTTAGTTTAAATCCAAATGCTACTACAAGTACTGTAACACAAGCTACCAATAGATCTACAGGAGTAACTCTAAATACTACTTGTGGACAAATTACAACTGATACAACATCATTAGCAGCAGCAGCAGAAGCTACATTTGTAGTTACTAATAATAAAGTAACAGCAAAAACAGTACCAGTAGTAGCAATTGCTTCTGGTGCAGTAGCAACTCCAATTGCATTTGTTTCTGCTGTAGCTGCAGGTCAATTCAGTATTACTATTTCAAATTTACATGCTTCTACTGGAGAAACAGGAGCATTAGTTATTAATTTTGCATTACTGGGTGTTGAGTAATGACTGCCCATTCCACTTTAACAGGTACAGATTTGCATGAATGCAAAGGTGCATCTACAGCAGTAGTAGATAAAACTATTATAGCAGGGGGGGCTGGTACTGCTACTTTTAAATATGCAAATCCCCATGGGGGAGTTTATTTTAGCAATATTGGTACTCCCACTGTAATTACTTATCCTTCTGCCTATACAAAATGTGGGCCAACTACAGTTGCTAGTGGAGTAGCTGTAGAATATACAGAAGCAACAACAGCAAAACTTACTTATACTGGCACTGATTCTCTTGATACTAGAATTATTGCTAATATCTGTTTAGATCAAGCTTCTGGTGCAGATAGAGATATATATTTTAAAATATACAAAAATGGTAGTGCTATAACTGGTACAGAAACAGCAGTAACAACACAGTCAGGTAAAAAAGTTAATATACAGGTAGCATTTGATGTCGCTAATTTAGCAACAAATAATTATATTGAAATATATCTTAAAAATAATGGTGCATCTGGTGATGTTAATATTTACAGTTTTTATCTTACTGCTTTAGGGTTGCGTGGATAATAATGGCTAGAATGACTTTGTTAGAGATGGTAACAGACATTTTATCTGATATGGATAGTGATCCTGTTACTACTTATACTGAAACAGTTGAAAGTAAACAAATAGCACAGATTATTAAAACATGCTATTTTAATATAGTAGATAGTAGAGAATGGCCTCATTTTATGAAAACCTTTACTATAACAGAGTCATCTGTTGCAACACCTACCCATATGACATTAGCAACAACAGTTAAAAGTTTAAAATATGTTAAGTATAATACACGAACTTCAGGCGGAAGTTATGATACCTATAATTTGGTTCGTTTTTTAGAACCACAAAGATTTATGGATATATTAGATGCTAGAACAAGTGGAGCTAGCATCACTGTTATTACAGATGCAAATAATATAAAATATAAGATATTAACAAATATAGCACCTACATATTACACTACATTTGATGAACAAACTATTATCTTTGATAGTTATGATAGTGGAATAGACACCTATTTAAGAACAACAAAAACACAATGCTATGGTATGGTATATCCGTCTGTTACTCTAACAGATGGGGTTTATTTTGATCTTCCTACAAATATGTATAGTTTACTACTTGCTGAAAGTAAAGCAACAGCTTTCCAAGTTTTAAAACAAGTTAAAAATCCACTAGCTGAATTCTTTGTTACTACTCAAAGAGCTAAATTCCAAGATCAAGATTGGAAAGTACGTAAAAATTTTAAAAGTAAAGATTTTAATATATTATTTACACAACCAAGTAATGAGAATGTAAATGGCTAGAATGACCTTACTAGAAATGGTTAGAAATATTCACTTAGACTTAACTGAAGGTGAGTATATTTTTACTATAAATCAAAATATGTTATCTACACATATTACAGAAATTATTCGTACTAGCTATTTTGATATTATTGATAGTCGTGAGTGGCCACATTTATTAAAATCGTTTCAACTTACAGAAACATCAGCCAGCACTCCTACTCACATGACGTTACCTACAACAAAAACAAATTTACACTATGTAAAATATAATACTAAAACATCAGGAGGGGCAGCTAATCAATTTACATTAATTAAGTATTTACCTCCACAAAGATTTATGAATTTGGTAGATGCTCGAGATAGTACACTTGGTACTGTAACAAGTATTACTGATTCATCCGGAATTCTAATTAATATTACTAATAACGCAGCACCGACATACTATACATCATTTGATGAACAGACAATCATTTTTGATAGTTATATTGTTGCTTTAGAATCCTATTTAGTTACAACAAAGACGCAATGTTATGGGATGATATATCCAACATTTACTGAGAGTGATACATTCTATTTTGATTTACCTCCAGAAATGTTTAATTTATTACTTCATGAATCTAAGTCAAAAGCCTTTTTGACTCTAAAGGGTGTTCCTAATATTAAATCTGATCTTATAGTTGAAACTATACTATCTAAACTTGATACAGATAGTTGGAAAATCAGAAAGAACAAGAATTATCAAAGTAGGCGTACTAGAATGGATAATAATAATGGCTAGAATGACTCTTTTAGAAATGACTAAGGATATAATGTATGAGTTAGATCCTAGTCACCCTGTATATACTATTTATCAAACAATAGAAAGTGAAAAAATAGTAAATATAATCATATCTACTTATTATAATCTAATTGATGGTAAGGATTGGCCTAATTTATATAAACCTTTTCAACTAACACAAAGTAGTGCTAGTACTCCCACCCACATGACTATTAGTAATAGTGTATTGGATTTTCAATATGTTAAATACAATTGTAGAAGTAGTACAGATACTAAGGATAAATTTGTAGAAATAAAATTTCTACTCCCAAAAGATTTTATGAAGCAACTTGATTCTAGAGATAGTAGTGCATCTAATATAGATGTAATTACGGATGCTTCTGGAATATATCTTAATATTCTTAATGATAGAGAACCTACATATTATACATCATTTGATGAAAAAACAATTGTTTTTGACTCCTTTGATAGTGATGTAGAAACATATTTAAAAACTATTAAAACTCAATGTTATGGGAAAGTATATCCTTCTGTTACTATAGATGATAGTACTTATTTAGATTTGCCCATTGAAGCCTTTTCCTTATTATTAAATGATGCTAAATCTCAAGTGTATTTAACAATATTGAATACTCCAAACGTTAAAGCAGAACAAAATGCTGTTACTCAAAGAAGGAGAATGAGCCAAGAAGCTTGGAAAATACGAAATGGAATTTCTTACCCTGATTATGGACGAAAAGGTAAAAAATAATGCCCTTAAAGAAAGGAAAATCAAAGAAAGTAATTATCCACAAGAACAAGCAATAGCTATTGCTATAAATAAAGCAGGAAAACAAAGGAAGAAAAAGAAATAATGAAAACTTTCATAACACCTAAAGGAAAAGAAATAGAACTTTATAATGAAGGCTTTTTAGTTAAAGCTAAATTTAAAAATGGTGGGGAACTTCCAGAAAGACTTCAAGGTGGCTGGACAGATGTTGCTAAGGCAGAAGAAGCAATTAAATTATATTTGAATGATAAAGAACCATTACATATTCAAGTTAAAGATGAAAATGGAATTTACCAAAAAGTAAAAAATCCAAATAAAAAATAATGGCTATTAGTAAAGTAAATCAACCTATAGCAAGATTTGATAAAGGTATTATAACGGAAGTTAGTCCGTTAAATTACCCTGAAAATGCTTCTTTAGATGAAATAAATTTTAAACTTCACAAAGATGGTACAAGGGATAGAAGGCTTGGTCTTGATCTTGAAGAAGGATATGTTTATGTTGATACTGGGTTAAGTAATAATGTTATCCCAACGGCAAGAGTTTCATCTTATAGATGGGTAGTACCTAATGGACATTTTGAGTATGAAATTGGTGTTATTCAAATAGGTAATGCTCTCTGGTTTATTGATTTATTAACAGAATCCCCTTCAGCTAATGTTCTAAATGGTGGAGTTCCTTTAACTGCTGTTGGAATTAGAAATGATTATGTAATGGAATTTGCAACAATTAATAATTATTTAGTAGGTATTTCCAGGGGATTAGAAAGTCCCTACTTATTTAGTTATGACCCAGATACAGATATAATTAGTTATGAAACTGCCCGCATTACTATCCGTGATTTATATGGAGTTGATGATGGTTTAGCTGTCAGTGCTAGACCTACAACACTATCAAATGAACATAAATATAATTTAAGAAATCAAGGTTGGAATAGTTTCATTGAAACTACTTGTGGTGTTGGTGTAGATGCTCTTGACTGTACTTATAACACCTTTGGTTTATATCCTAGTAATTCTGATCAATGGGTTATTGGGCGTATAGCAGATTTAACTAATGCTGATGTAGATAAGTATGATCCTAATCTAGCTAAAAGAAATATAGTTGATTATGGACAAGTACCAAAGGGACATTTCATCATTGATCTATTTAATAGGGGATCTTCTCGCACATCTGAATCTGGAATTACCCTTCCAAATGACAGGGAGCTTACTTATGTATCAACTATAGCTACTTTTGCAGGTAGAGTTTGGTATAGTGGTATTTATGGTGATATTCAGGGGGGTGATAATCGGAGTTTACATTTAAGTAATGCTGTTCTATATTCACAAGTTTTTACTGATAAAATAAACTTGGTAAAATGCTATCAAGAAGCAGATCCTACTTCCTGGAAATTTAATAAAGTTGTTGATACTGATGGAGGTGTAATTCATATCCCAGGTTGTAGTTTAATATTTAAAATAAAACAAATAAAACAAAGTTTGTTTGTTTTTGCTTTAAATGGGATATGGGAAATTAGTGGGGATGCACAGGGATTTAGAGCTACTTCATTTCAGGTTAAAAAAATATGTAGTGTTGGAGTTTATAGTAAAGATTCTGTAGAAGAAGTAGATGGTATTATCTATTTTTGGGGTAGTAGTGGTATTTATGCTGTCATTCCAAATGATCAGGGTACTTATGATGTACGTAATTTAACATTAAATTCTATACAAAGAATCTATAATGAAATTCCAGATTCTTCTAAGAATAATGCTAGAGTGCTATATGATGAGCATACAAATAGTTTAAGATGGCTTTATTATTCTCCGTATGATAAAGAAGTAGGGGTACCCATAGAAACAGGAACCTTACCTAAATTAGGGGAAACAACTAATATAAGTGTGGATTGTTATTATTTAACAAGTGTTGTTCTAAATGCTACTACTTATGTATTTATATATTCTGATGTGGCAACAGGTGATCTTAAGGGAGTTGTTTGTACTTTAGATGCAATAGATAGTACTGTAGTAACAATGGGGCCAGTGAATACCTTAAATAGTTCTGGAAATTGGACTACATGCTTTAGTATAGAGCGCTATAGTGATTCAGAAGTTATTATTATTGGTAAACCCACAGTGTCAGGACAAGACATATGGGCAAGTTTAGCTTCTGTTTCTGGTACTACTATCACTGCGGGAGTATTTAATTTAATAGCAACTGAAATTTTCTTAAATGATACATATAATCATACCCCCTATATACGTTATATAGAACCTACTAAGTATTTAGTTGGTTTTCCTAGACAAGCAAGTCCAAAGTATTTAGGTTTTGCTGTACTCACTGTTACAGATAGTAGCACTATGAGTCTGGGAACGATTAGTTATAGAACTACTGGTAGTTTTGTGTCAGAAGGCTTGGGAATTATTTCTACTGGTACCGCTAATCAATTTTATGCAAGTCACTATTCTGGTACATATAAAGGTTTATTGCCTGTAACAGTGTCAGGTAACACTGTATCTATTGGTGTTAGAATAGAATCTACACTATTACTTTCTACATCAAATAGTGATAATTATAGAGCATTTTCTAAATTGAATACAAATGAATATATATTAAGTAGACAAGTAGGTGGATCCTCTCCACAATTAGCTGTATATAATATAGATACAAATACAACTACAAATTATACGTATCCTACTACTGAACAAAGTGCAGATGGAACAGTTATTGCTACAACAAATGATAGATTTGCTTTTCTTTGGCGTGATTGGAATAATGGGAATTTAAAATTAGACTATTTTCAATTTGCTAATAGTACTATTACTAGATATGAATCTTCAGTAGTTGATACTGATGCTACTTCATGGACAAGTTATGCAGTAGTAGATATACCTAGGGTAGGTTTTACTTCTACAAAATTTCCAGCAGTCTACCATGCTGATTATGGTGGAACTTCTAAAATAAGTACTTTTGTTTTTGATATGGGTTCTATTTAAAATGGCTAATAATGAAACCTATCAATATGATAGTTTTAATAGAGAACTCATCTTGGATTTAACTCTAGGTGCTTTCACTATATATACTATTACAAGTGATGAAACTAATTTCGATTTTCCTTTAGTAAGAGAATATGTAAAACTCCCTTCTTTTTACAAACAAGCTGTAGCTGTTCAAATTTATTCTGGAAATGATTTAATTGTCGATGGATTGGGAGATCCGGTAACTTTTAATCAGTATATAGTAAAATCACGTACAACCGATGAAAGAAGAGAAAATTTTAAATTTGTAACTACTGGTGGTACAGTGTTTAGTTTATCTGAATATAGGGACTATA